TGATCTTGGTATTTCTAGCAGAAAATGGCGAGATATTTATTTTGGTGGCAATCTAAAACAAGGTTCAACAACTGTTATAGACAGCTCAAGAAACTTAACAAATATCGGTACTATCGCTAGTGGGAATATTACTGCTACAGGTCAAGGTCTTAGTCCACAATTATCAGTTGTAGATAGTGATAATACTACAGGCAGATGCAATATTAGACATAATGGAAGCACATCAGATATCCGTTCTCAAGGAACTTCGGGTGTTGGCACAGTTATAATAGGTGGTACAACTGCCAATGCTTCTCCAACTTATGCTACTTTTACTAATACAGGTACTACTCTTGCAGGACATCTTTATTTAGCTCAACAAAAGAAAATCCATTTAGGTGGACTTGGTTTTGCACAAATGAACTCAAGTGGCAATTTTGAATTAGGTGATATTGATGATGACGACAGAGAAGTAAAAATAAATGGCTTCGCTGGTACATCACAAATTAATATGAGTGATGGTACAGTTGCTATTACAGGTGCTTTATCTAAATCATCAGGTTCATTTAAGATAGATCACCCATTAAAACCTGACACACACCATTTAGTACACTCATTTGTAGAGGGCCCACAAGCAGATAACCTTTATAGAGGAAAAATACAACTAGTAAATGGTAAAGCAGAAGTAGACTTAGAAGATAAGTTTAATATGACACCAGGAACATTTGAGGCACTAAATAGAGATATACAAATATTTACTACTAATGAAAGCAATTGGGATAATGTCAGAGGTTCTGTACTTGGTTCTAAACTAATTATTGAATCTCAAAATACTAATTCAACAGCAGAAGTTTCTTGGCTCGTTATAGGCGAAAGACAAGATAAAGAAATATATGAATCTAAACTTACTGATAATGACGGTAGAATAATCGTTGAACCTCAAAAATGAATATAGAAAAAGAAATAATAAAACTTCAACTAGAAGTTGAAAAATTAAAAGAACACTCGCATCCCGCCAAGGATATGTGTGAATTTGAAGGCTATCAAGAATTGATGGCAAGAATAGAAAAAATGGAGAAAAATTATGGCAATAACTAAAACGACGAAAGTGCAACGTATAGAAGTATATCCTCCAGCGGATAGCTCTGCGGCGGATACAACAAATGCGAAACACGAAACTTTAATGGTAGTATACGAAGATACTTTAGATGATAGCGGTGATGCAGATTTACCTGTAGTTGCTACTAGAGTAAAGCATCTTAGCAAATTTGTAGAAGACGGTGGCGCAGCTACTGGCTATGCAACAGAAGATACTCTTGTAAAAGATATCTGTGATAAAATTTGGGCATAACTTATGCCCGTACCAGGATCAGGTGAAATAAAAATGGTAGGAATCTTCTCTGAGAAGAATGAAGATGATTATGATGCAGAAAACATTGATGGAGAAACTGATCTTAGTTTAAGAGGATTATGTAGTAATTCTCACAATGATACTGGTTCTGGTGGAAATATTACTTTAAATTCAAATTTTGCAAGTACAGCAGATGGCGGAGCAAATTTAACTGCTGCTCCCTTTGCTATGAGTGAAATGAGAAACTACAATCATACTTCGTAAAATAAAAAAGGGGCATAACGCCCCTTTTTGTTATTCTGCCTCTACTTCAGAGACATCTTCATCGTCTGAATCTTCTACTGCTTCTTTTAATCTAGCGGTAAAACCTTCTGTAGCAACTGAAACTTGATCAAGTTCCATCTGTAAATTCTGCTTCTTATTAGCTAGGCTATTAAGACAAGCAACAAAATATTTTGCTTCATCAGATAATTCAGAGATAACATATTTTTTATCGTCAAGTACCAAGACTGGTTCGTCTTGAGTTACTTCTGGATTTTGAGTACTCATATATTCTCCTTTTACTTAAATACATCTTCCCAATTACCTTGGGTACTACTTTTAGCATACTCAGTAGCTCTATTTTCAAAAAAGTTGGTATGCTCAACTGCATTGACTTGCATGTCTATCCAAGGCAAAGGATTCTCTGTACTATGAAATATCTTTTTCATACCTAACTGAAGTAATCTTCTATCCGCAATATAACGAATATACTCTTTTACTTCTTTAGCAGTTAGATCAGGAACGTTTGCCTTATCAAAACATACATCGATAAACTTATCTTCAAGTTCAACAGTCCTTTCGGCTGCGCAGTAGATTTCGTATTTAAGTCTATCTGTCCATAATTCTGGATTCTCTGCAATAAAAGTTCTAAATAACTTACATAGACCTTCTACATGTAAAGACTCATCTCTTATAGACCATGTAACTATCTGACCCATACCCTTCATAAGGTTGTGTCTTGGATAGTTTAGAAGGATAGCAAAACTACTGAATAGTTGTACTCCTTCTGTAAATGCACTATACACTGCCATGGTTTTTGCCATGTCATGTTTTGTGCCCATATTAAAGTCCATTAGATATTCATGTTTTTCTGCCATAGCTTGAATATCTGCAAACTCTTTGTAAATGTCCTCGGACTTTCCTAGAGTTTCCAAAAGTAAAGAATATGCTTCTTGATGCACAGCTTCCATTGCTGCATATGCAACTAACATCATTCTTATTTCTGGTTGCTTGAATGTAGGTAGATAATGATGTGCATATCCACCACAGACATCAACATCTGCTTGTGTAAAAAACTTAAAGATATTATCTAATAACTGTCTTTCATCTTCTGTTAATTTTTCATTATAGTCTTTTATATCGTCAGCAAGAGGAACTTCATCTGGCAACCAATGCATTTGTTGTTGCTTTTTGTAGTTCTCAAACGCCCACGGATATATAAAAGGTTTATAATATTCTCTTTCTTCTAATAACATATTAACCCTCACAACTTAGACAATCTTGTTGTTCAAAGATTATCTCTCTTTTTACTTCATTTGAGACATTATCAGCACGACTGATAGCTTCACTTCTCAAATAGTAAAGTGTTTTTAAATTCTTTGCCCATGCCACCATATGAATATTATGTAATTCACCTTTATTTACATCTGGTGGAAAGAACAAGTTTAAACTTTGAGACTGACAGATATACTGTTGTCTCGCAGAAGCGTGTTCAATAACCCAGGCTTGATTAATCTCAACTGCTGTTTTGAACACTTCTTTTTCCATATCACTTAGAAACTCTAAGTGTTGAACACTACCTTTATTTGTAACTATTTCTCTCCAAGTTTTATCATCATTCTTTCCATACTTTTCTAGAATTTTTTCTACAAATTTATTTTTCTGTAAAAATGATCCACTCTTTGTTTTTTGAGTAAATGCATTGGCACGGAAAGGTTCTATACTTGGTGAAGTATTACCACAAATAATACTAGAAGAAGCATTAGGTGCGATAGCAAGAAGATGTGCATTTCGTACTCGACAACTATCATCATCAGGACATGCTCCTCTTTCTACTGCTAATCGTAAGGTTTCTTCCATTGCTTGATCTTTCATATGTTTAAATATACTATGATTTACACTTGTAGCTATAGCTCCTTCAAAAGGAATACCATTTTTCTGCAAGTACGCATGAAAGCCCATTGCACCCAATCCTATGCTTCTTTCACGAAAAGCACTATATTTTGCTTTTTCTAGCTGTGATGGTGCATTTTCAATAAAGTACTGCAATACATTATCTAAGAAACGTACTAAATCTGATATAAAAGACGGGTGATCTTTCCACTCATCAAAATACTCTAAATTTACACTACTTAGACAACATACTGCTGTTCTTTCTTCGTTTGTTGGTAAAGTAATTTCTGAACAAAGATTACTGTGATTCACATATAATCCTTTTTTCTTTTGAAACTCTGGTAAATCATTATTTACTGCGTCTTCAAACATTACATATGGCTCTCCCGATTCCATACGATTCTGTAGTATCTTTACCCAAAGTGCTCGTGCACTTACTACTTTCTTTACTTCTTTAGTATGCGGATCAACTAATTCCCATGAGTCGTCATATCCTTCTTCTTTTGTTGCTCTGTGGATTGTTTCCATGAATCTATCCGAAACAACGATACCATGGTGTAAGTTAAGAAACCTACGATTAGTATCTCCGCCAGTTGGTTTTCTTCCATCTAAAAACTCCTCTATTTCAGGGTGAGTTATATGTAGATAAGCGGCATAACTTCCTCGTCTTGTGACTCCCTGTGAGAAAGCTAACATTTCACTATCTACTACTTTTACAAAAGGTACTACCCCTGTGCTTTCTGAACCTTTAGAAGTACGAGTTCCAGAAGAACGAACATCTGACCAGCTTCCACCTATACCACCACCAAATGATGATAAGAAAGCGTTCTCTGTATAATGTCCTGTTATTCCTTCTCTGCTATCTTCTACATAGTTCAAAAAACAACTAATCGGTAATCCTCTAGCTGTGCCACCGTTAGATAACACAGGTGTTGCAAACATAAACCAAAGGTTGCTTGCATATTCATATATTCTTTGAGCATGATCGTTGTCATCGGCAAAAGCCTCAGCTGCACGAGCAAATGCTTCTTGAGGAGATTTTTCATCTCCTACTAAGTATCTGTCTTGTAGAGTTTTTATACTAAACTCGGTTAGTAACTTATCCCTACTATAGTCTATTTTTACTGACATAATTTTCTACCTTTTCTATAATTTCTTGTGCATTATCTTTTCCGATATGTGCAACTGGATCTAAATTTAAATCCATAAGTTCCACATTTAATAATAACTGATCTTTACCGAAGTGATTCAAGTTTTCAATATATTTATATCTACCATGAATTGGTAACGATCCTGCTATATCAAATATGTTGCCCATGTTTTCCATTAATGTAACTGCTCTTTTTGGTCCAACTCCCATAACTCCTGGAACATTATCTCCTTTATCTCCTGTCAAACATTTAAAAGTTATATATTCTGCAGGTTCAAAGTCATAATGCTCGTCCCAATTATCAAGTGTTGTCTCCTTTCTTGTTACTGTTGAGAATCGTGATATATTCTCATCAATTAACAAATCCCAGTCTTTATCTGAGGATATCAACCAAATGTGGTTTAATCCTAATTTCTCTCTATAGTGACAAATATAAGCAGCTATATCATCTGCTTCTACTCCTCGATACTTGAGAGTAAGTATATTTTCTTTTTCTCGTAAAGTTTTCATTGTATGTTCTAACTCTGTCATGAACTCAATAAATAGTTCTTCCTCTTCTTTAGTTTGCTCTGCAAATCTTTCTTTACGGTTTGCCTTATACTCTGGGTAAAGTTCTTTTCTATAATTACTTCCCCCATCACCTAAGACTATAATCTCACCACAGTCATACGACTTTGCGAGTGATTTTATTGTTCGTATGTATTCTTCACAAAAAGCTAAATTACCTGCGTGTTTCCATCTAAAAGCGATGTTTAATCCATCAACTATTAGCAGATTCCCGTTCGGTATCGGCTTCCCATGGTCTGTAAATTGTATTGCCATTTGTAAATCCTGTCTGTTCTTTTTCTAACCAATGATCGAGTAGTAATATGTATAGGTTTAACCATGCTACATAAAAATACTGATCTGTATTTTGTGGTTTTCGTTCTGTGCCTACATACTGTTTTGAGTGATTCTCTTTGAATATTAAAAGAGGTTCTTGTTTCATATCACTAGCTTGTCTGCATAATTTAGTCCACCACTGGACTATATTATTATTCTTTTGTGTAAACATTTTATGATTGAGTGCCATATCTTTGTAAAACTTCACTTCGATTGTAAATATATTCTCTTGATCTAAGAGATATAAATCGCCTTTTATCTTGCCACTTCCGCTTCCAGGTGTCTGCACAAAATTCAGTCCTGAATAATCACTTAATATTTTTGCTACTTTTAGCTCGGCATATCTGCCTTTACTTCTTGAACTCATATACTTTTTCCGATTATCCAAAAGGCGAGTAACATAAGTGCCACACTAAGTATTTGTATAACTGACATTATTGCTATGAATGTCAACTGTTTCTCTCCTAATGGTAGTAGTTCTTTTTCTAACCATTCCGCTTGCTCCTCTGGAGTTGCGTCTTTGGTTTTGTTTAGTTGTAATTTTACTTGTGTTTCGTATTTCACAACTGTACTGTAAATTTACTCAGTAAATCTATTTCTTGGTCAGTAAGTTGACCTGCTTGTGACCACATGAGAGCTGACTGAGCACCTCTTGTTTCACCTGCTCGATATGCTTTCAACATATCGTCTATCTCTCTGCCTGCCAAAGCGGGACCAATGCCTCCGCCTCCAGTCATTCCATGACAAGCTGCACAACCTGCCCATAATCCTCTAATAGAAGAAAACTCGTCTGCTTCTGCAGCTTCCGCTTGTGCTTGTAGTTCTTCTGTAAAACTACCATGAACTTCTAAATATTTTTCATAACACTCACCATAACAACCTTGTATTCTTGATTGTTTTGGACTGTCAAGAGTTACATAGTATATAGTTCCAACTATGCAACACATTCCTACTATAAAATTTATATTCATTATCCTAAGTCAAAATCTCCATTTCCCTTTCTTTTTCCAGGCGTGAGAAAATTCTCTTTTTCTTGTAAATATCTCCACCTAAGTAACCACTTTGCTCTGTCACGCTCTGCATCTAAAAAGATTGCATTTGTAACTGTCAATGGAAGGATTACTGCCATATGAAGAATAAAACTAAGTACTGAGTTATAGCCTCCAAACCAACCACCCCAGTAAGCTGCGATTAGTCCAAAGAAAAATGACCATACTGTAAATAATACTACCATAAAGTAGGTTTGCAGTGATGGATCAGGTATGTACTTCAAAGGATTATACTTAGCGTTCATAACTAAGTTCCAATTATCTACTATTCCTAAAATTATCTTTCTCATAATAAACTACTTATATTCTCCTCTTTTATTATTTCTATCTTGTCGAGTAATGGGTGTGTCCAACCGTGTGAAACAAGGTATGTATTAAGGTCATCTTCCTTTAGTAGAACTTCTACTACTTTCTCCTTTCCCTGTTCATCGAGCGCTTGGTTTACTTCGTCTAAAAACAATACATTGATTCTAGATGAAGAAATACTACTCATTAGTCGTCTAATTGCGACAAGAGTTGCAATGTTGACTCTTGCTAACTCTCCAGAGGAAAGTGCAGTAATATCTATAATGTTACCATTGTCAGATACTTCAACATTCAACTTGTCGCTTTGTATGACGAAGTTCAGAGCAAATCTACCATCACTAAATTCTGCAAGATAGTGATTGGTCATGTCTTCCAAATTCTTGACCATGTTCTCAATCTTATAGGCAAGTAGACCGTTGGTACTAAATGCTTTCTTGAGTAGTTCAAGTATCTGCAAGTTATCTTCTTTCTCAAAAAGTTGCCCTGAAACTTCTTCTAACTGTTTCTCAAACTCTTCAGTTTGCTCTTGTATAATACCGATACGGGTATTGTGTCTTTCTCTACGATTATTCTCTTCAATTACTTCTTCGAGTTTTTCCCTCGAGTGAGAGATTCTCTCTTTAAGGGTAGATATCTCTGCCTGTAAGTCACTTTCGGAAAGTAAATCGTTTGGTAAGTCTGAATCAATACTTCGATAAATTTCTTCAAACTCCCTTTGTCTTTCCTGTGCGGCATAGACTTTGGAGTTGCTCTCTTTAATACTTTCAATCTCTGAAAGTATGCCACGAACTTTGTGTGAAGCTGCTTCAACTTCCTTCTCCTGTTTACTTTGTATTTCTTTTATAAGTTCTATATCAACTTCCTGCAAACAAGTAGGACATACTCTTTCGTCTGTACCTTGAAATACTCTCTTATTTGCTTCAGCTCTCCACCGACCCAGCTGGGATTGGAGATCGTCATAATCTTGGATTTCTCCAGTGACTTTTTCTACTTTTATAGTTTTTAACTGCTCTTTCCAATAATTATTAGTTGATATTTTTTTATTCTTATCAATGATATTTTCAAATTGTACTTGTAAAGAACCTAAAGTTTTCTCATCATTTTCCGAGTGAAATGGTAAATCTAACTTCGATAGTAGAGATGTATCTTCCAATTTATTGTCATTTAACCACTTATCGATAGTATCAATTTTTGACTCTAGTCGTGAAACATGTAAAGAATCTTGTCTTACAGCTTCTTTAAATATCTCAAAATATTTTACATAATCATCTAACTGCAATAAGTCAATTAAGAACTTCTTACGATTAGTGTCAGTTGCGGTTAAAAATTGTAAACTCGCATTTGTATTCTGATAGACTAGCTGTGTAAATGTTTTGAAGTCAATACCTAAAACTTCTCCCAATGTTTTATAAGTATTTGTCGCAGTGTGTGAAGATATATCTTCGCCATTCTTTGTTAACTTACATTTAAGGGCGGTCCTACGACTAACGTTAATAACATATACGTCACTATCCACAGAAAACTCAAGACTAATATCATAGCCTTTACCAACATATCTGTTAGCAATGTCGGCTTTCTTAATATTTTTACTATTTTTATTGAATAATACTTCTTCCAATATAAGAGGGATAGAACTCTTCCCAACACCATTGGTTCCAACCAACTGTGTAAGGGTAGACTTTGATAAGTCCACTTTGTTTTTCTCTCCATATGAAAAGCAGTTACTCCATGCTAAAGTTTTTAGAATAATCATTGAACACTCTCACTATATCGTTTGTTTTCTCTATTTTTAGTATCTCAGTTAGATACTTTACTAATTCTTCTTCCATTGTTAGATTTTCAAGATCAAGTGTTGCTTCAGTCTCTCGTTTTACTACTTTCTTATCTAGTAAATCTGAGTTCTTTACTTTTGCTAAATCTTGAACATCTCCTTCTATTTCGTATATTGTATGATGCCATTCTGTTTGTACCATCTCGTCTACATTATCTACTGTCTTACGAATTAACTGTGGTAAGTTAAATTCATGCCAAGTCCACTCCCAATTTACTTGGGGGTTTATTAATAAGTAACCTGTTTTTACTACATTTCTATGAAAGGAAGTAGTCATTGGACTGCCTGGATATACAATGTTTCGTTGAGTATTCTCGTGAGCATGTAAATCTCCTGCAAAAACTTCTTTAAACTTATCAAATCTAGTTAAGTCTACCTCTGGTGTAACATGTGGAGGTATCTCTCCTCTTACGTGGGTAAATAGATACTCTGCATCTATTAGTTCTATACTATTTTTTCTATGCAAATCTGCATAAGGTAGTATTGCCCAGTCGTCACGATAGTAAGTACTATCTATCACTGTTTCTAATGGGTTGAGTTCGTTTGTTACTCTTTTTAAATTTGTAAAAAATGTTTTATTCTTTCTAGTAGCCTCGTGGTTACCATCAAATATAATTGTTTCAATAGAACAATTCTTTACAAAGTCAAAATAGAGTGTTAACTCGTCCATAGAAGGAGTCCTGTCAAACAGATCTCCACCTACTATGTGCAAGTTAACGTCCTCTCTTTCTTCTATCTCTTTTAATTGTTGATAGAATAATTCATAGCGAGAACATGCCCAACTAGCAGGCACGTTCTTTTGACCTAGTTTAATATGCCAATCCGCTGTGAATAAAATCATGCTACGAAGTCTTCCCCAGGTGTCCATTCACACCCAGTTAGTCCACCAGCTTTTAAAGCTTGTAGAGTTCTAAGAACTTCGTTTGCATTTCTGCCCGTATCTAAAGCGTTGACAGAGACGTGCTGAATAGTTCTATCTGCATCAAAGATGTAGGTAGCTCTAAAACACACGCCTTCTGTTTCATCAACAATCCCTAGATCATAGGAAAGATATAGCCCACAGTCAGCTGCTAAAGTGTGGTTAATGTTACCAATGATATCATTGTCTTGTTTCCAAGCCAACTTACAAAATTCATTGTCACCGCTAATACCAATAACGTTAGCTTCATCAACTAATGCGTCCATACCTGCTATTTCAGTAGGGCAGATAAATGTGAAATCTTTAGGATAAAAGTATATTACACTCCAGTCATGCTTGAGTGGTTGATATGTTTCATCAACTTTTACAACTTCAAAATTGTTGTCTTTATTTACACCCTGCAAACTAAAGGCAGGGAACTTTTCTCCTACACCAATCATGATACTTGAAACTCCTCATCAATAGATTCGTCTGTTTTAGAGTTAGATGAACCAGCTCTAATTCTGTCAAGTAATTCTTTTTGTGCGTCTGGTGTTGGTCTTGGCAACACTTCGTCCATAGACTTAAGCTCTGAAACTAAT